CTGCGATTTCTATATCTTTATCCCCTAATTTGTTTCTTACAGAAGCAGAGAAAATTTCTACTGCTTTATCAGTTTTCATAGCCATAATATATGTCCTCCTAAAATTTTTTTATTTGTATTAATATAATTATTTAATTGTTAATAAATCTTTTACTAATTAGCGATACAAGTGTAAGCAACCTTACCCCATAGAGCAGGTACTTCGATTACTGTGAAAGTTTGTCCAGGTGTTCCAGTAGTTTTAGTTATAAATCCAGTTGTTCCTACATCTACAATATCTCCAACTACAGGAGCTGTTCCAGATACCTTAGTAGTTACAAATACATTCATTTTATTAAATGCTTTTAATTTAAGATATTTACCTGGTTTTACTACATAGTCAAGGTTATTACCATTAAGATAATCTTCCTCAATTGTATCTATTTCATTTTCTACAAAGTAAACCGCTCCTGTGTTAGCAGCGCATGGTACAGCAGTTCCTAATGCGAAGTTTACTGTTACGAATGAACCATTTTCCACACCTGCAGTTACAGATGATGCTAATTTTACTGTTCCTAAATACTCGTGATTACCTATTTTTACGAATCCAGCCATTGTTAAATTCCTCCTAATTTCTATTTTTAATATAATTATTTAATTGTTTATTATTCTTGGATAGTGATATATTTTGATGTAAGATCATTTTTACCCATTGATGTTGATGCAGTAATTACTGTTGCAACAACTGATTTTGGAGTTACATCTGAGATTGAAGCCATAGCTAATTCTACAACTTTACTATTTAAAGCAGCTATATCAAGGCTTTCTAAAGATTCAGCCATTTCGACCATAACTTCAGCACTCAATACTTTACTAAATTTTTCTTTTAAAGCTACTTTATCAGCAACTAATTTTTCTGCTGCCTTTTCTGCTATCATAGTCTCATGAGCTACTTTTATAGGTTCAAGAGCTGCGATTATAGTATCTTTTTCTAGTACACTTGCAGACAATGCTGTAAGTTTTTCATTTGCCTCAGTCACTTCTGCTGTTTTGGCTTTTACTTCTTTGTCCTTCTTATCAATTTCCTCGTCTTTGACTTTTGCATCTTTCTTATTTGTATCAATCTCTGTGTCTTTTTCTTTTAACTTTAAATCCTTAGCTGCTATTTCAACATTTAAATCTGAAACTTTTTTTTCTAATTCTGCTATTGTCATATTTTCCTCCTCTTGAATATCTTTATATTCCTTTGTAACGAGTCTCATATTACTCAAAACTACATTTTCACCTTCAACTATGTAGTCAATTTTATATAAACTAGCATCACAATATTTTTTAGTTATTACATAATTCATAGTCATATCAAAAATGTCATATTCATACCAATCATCTTCTATAAAACATTTTAGACTGTTATAAATTTTCTTCTGAACTTGATTTATATCTAATTCGGCCACAAGAGCAACTTTAGTATTTTTAAACATCATCTCTTGAGTTGTTGTGTCCTTAGTCCTTGCCATATCTTTGTTTTCACCTCCTTCAATGGGAATAATATTGTTAGATAATTCCGCAACTAAAAGTTCGCATTTAGAACTAATCACCGCTGGAAATGAAACTACACATGATCCTATAGGGTTGTTGTCCGCATCCTCCGGAACTACTGTTACTCCTTTTTCTTTTGTGCTAGTTGCTACAAGCACTTCGTAACTGAATTTTAAACCCTCATCGGAATCGTATAACTCTTCTAAAGCTTCACATGTTTTAGGATTTCTTTTCCAAACTCTTGCGTCTGCTAGTAACTCTAATATATCTCCATTTTGCCTAGTATAAAATTTTACAAATGAACCAATTCCAACTGTACCAAAAGTACCTGTTGTTTTATCATACTTATGAGTTAGTTTGCCATATTGACCACTCTCAAGCATTGATATATCAGCTACGAGTGCAGAACCAATATACTTATCTGAATTGTTTGCTACTCCATTTATGAAGTCTTCTGTAAATTTAATATTATTTAGATTAACTGCGCTAGTTAAAAAGACCATAGATAATGACATATACATATCATTCGATTCTTCGCCTAGAGCAATTACCTTAGATTCAACCTGTATTATTTCTTGTTTTCCTGCCATATTTTCACCTCCTTTAACGGAAACAAAATGTTATTAAGTTGTACTAGGTTTAGGTTGCTTTCCTGAGTTGGAAGTATCTTTGTTGGCTCCTGGTACTTCTGGGGCTCCACCTTCAGATGCTTGTGTATTAGCATTAGGAGGTAACTTAAATGTTTCTTCAATTTTGTCTTTATTCTCAGTAGTTCTTCTAGTTCTCTCTTGAGAATAATCAAACCCAAGAGTTTCAACAGTAGTCTCATATGAAATAAGTCCTTGTTGATAAATCTTAAGTATTGTGTCTTTAAATGAACTATCATTTTGTAGATCAACAGCATTGAATTCGAATATTGGTAAACGAGTCCCACTTATTCTCCATTCTACTGATCTTTTTTGCATTAACCATTCAACAAACTCAACTACGCTATTCTGATTTTGAGATATCCTTTTTTCTGTAGTGCCAACATTTATTGAAGCCGATGCAAAATTCGATGAACTAGAATCTCCAGTTGCAACAATAGGAGATATACCACATCCTGAAAGTATTTCATTATTGACTTCATTGTATTTTGACTTATCAAACATTCCTTTTGTATCGACAGAAATGTAATTCGCGTCAACATTCCATGCTGTAATAGCTAGAGGGAAACCGTTAATTGCTTGTTTAAATATATTTCCTACATCAGTTAATACTTTTCCATCTATAGTTTTTACTATATCTTTATCTCCAACTTTTACATGAAGAAATGATTTAGCTCCTATAGATAAAAGTGAGTTCTCATATTCAGAAATTAATGTTTTTTTAGCAAAACTCTTAAGACAACTTACTCCTAATGGAATTGCATATTTCTCATACATTGATTTTTCTACTTGAATTGTGTAGCAATTTTCTGGATTCAACTGTACATACTGACCTTGACCACTAATATATGTACCTGTATCGTTCTTAATTTGTTCAAGCATTTCTGGTGGATAGCCTTGATATCTCTCTAACATTGTGTCTAAAAACTTCTCTTTAGCCATTGTATAGCGATCAACATATTCAGATACGCAATATTCTAATACTGGTTGACCAGAGATTGATATTGAAGCTATTCTTATATTTCTAGGTGGTAATACTTGAATAAAATCTCCTCTATCATATAAATAACATTGTCCATATAGATACAAATCATAAAAGATATTCTTCATCAATGCGTTAAGTCCAATTTTCTTGAAATAAGTTTTATATTTATCTTTAGTTTTTTCGGAGGAACCTTGTAATTTCCAACCGGAAGCTACACTAAAAGGAGTCAATACATTTTTTATGACAGAATTAAAAATTGAATCTGCATCTACGAAAAAATTCATTAATTCATAAATCGGATTCATATTATCCTGTTTATTCATTAAAATTCTATCAACGTCATATCCTTTTACGCATCCTCTTGAGGTGTAGTTATCGTTAGAATAAACTGAAACTACTCCATTACCAGTTCCTACAACTTTCATATCTACTCCCATGGAGAATTCTAATTTATCTGATGAAGGGGATTTCTTCTGTGCTAATATTGTTGCCTGTTGTTTCTTTCTACTTGCTTTACTTGACATACATTCACCTCCTTAATGTAACTATTTAATTGTTTAAAAAGTGGTTGCAATCCCCCAACAGGTTGTTCCTGAATTACTGTTGTATTTAGCTTTATTTTCTGCTTCTAATTGAGAGATGTATTCTAAATTCATGCTCAAACTTGAGTACCTATCTTTATGTTGCGTGCTTAATGCAGTATCAAACAAAGTGTTCCCACTAGCACTTATACGTGCCACGATGTTACTGCATTCAAAAATAAGGCTATCCGTATCAACAAAAACAGCTAATTCTTCAATTAACATTTCTCTTGATTTTCCACCTTTCTTAACATCATCAGAGTTAGAATCATTAGCTTCTTGTTCTCTTCTTAAAATGCAAGATTGTATTGGCAAGTGTAATGATTTATTTTCAAAGTATAATTTAGTCATAGTTGCCATTCTATTATTCAATTTATTATCAGCTTTAATAACTCTAAGTATAGGAATTACGTTATCGTTAATAGATTCATAATTATCAGGAACCATACTTTTGTACTCTTTATCAGTATCCGGATCTACATATGGAGCATTTAGAAGAGAAATTAATCCTTCTCCAATAGCGGCGCCATCTATATTTATTTTTTCCGTAGAGGGAAATCTAACTGACATCTTTCTTATTTCTAAAGCTAGTGCCTCAAGTTTATATCCATGATACGTTCTCATAAACACTAAATTTTTATGAAAGGTATGATCTGCTTTCTCGGAGATTTTAATTATTGTTAAACAAGCATTATCCGCCCATGAACTCGCAGAAGTTGCCACATCCATTGCCATCACATATCTGGAATGAGACCCTTTTGGCTGAACTAATTCTACGCGCTCTAAATCTCGGCATGGCTCCGTAATATCGTAGGGAAACAGGGATCCGTTAACATTTCCTACAAAAAACGCATTCCATTCCATTTGAAATGCTGATAAAGGCATTTGTAATCTCTGATTTTCGACAAACTTTTCATCAATTATTCCTAATCGGATTCCTGTCTTATAATTTAAAGCACAAGCAAATTTATCTAAATTACCTTTTTTCATTTGGCTTAAATTATTCTTAAATCTTGCAAAGAAGTCGCAGCTTTTTAGGTAGGCTGAGCTTGTCTCGAATAGTTTGGATTCAAAATCCTCAAACCCCTCATCCTTCTTAGCCCAATATATATCTCGCTTGTATTGTAATATAGGCATTAAAACATTTTGGATTACATCAGATTTTACAAGTAAAGATTCGTCTACAAATAAAATTTTAGCCCTATTACCTCTTAAGTTAGAACCATCTCTTGCCATTGCTCTTGCTATTATAGTTGAACCATTTTTAAATGTTATTAAGGCTCCATCCTTGGAAATCTTAATTGGTAAAATTATCTCTTTTCTCAAATTCTCATTGCTATTAGCCATTGTCTCAATGTACCTTGCTGTAATAATACTTTGATTTACTGTGGCACTAACAATCATGGTTCTGTTATCTGAATAAAGTATAGAAAGGGCACTTAATATTAGCCCCATTTTCCATGTCTTACCCAAAGATCGAGCCTCCACATCTATTAGTTCGTTGACATTACCGGCATTTCTAGCAACAACTTTTTGAACGTCAAATAACTTAATAGGCTTCTCAGGTGTCGATAAATAATCTTCAATAAAAACATCTATATGAGAACGCCAAAACCATATCAATTTCTCGAACTCTTCAGGATTTTCTACTGTTTGAGGTTTTACCACACTATGGCTATCTGGACTATCTCCATCCAGACTAGTTCTGGATTGCTTTGCTTGTTTCTTTGATGAAAATTTTGTATGAGTAGCCATTATAATTCACCACCTACACTAGCTAATGCCCACCTAAAATCTTCATTTATCTGATCAATATCATCTTTAGGAAAAGTTATTTTTCTTTGAAGAAAGCCAGTTTGTTCAAGCTTTGCTACTATCTCACTTAGAGACCCTAAGCCAGAAGTTTCGTTGGCCGATCTTGTCTTCTCGCTCAGCTTCGCCGACTGGGATAAGCTGTCAAAAATTGCCTTGTTCTCTTTGTAGCGCTTGTCCGCACCTGGCATTGATTGCATCATATCATCAAATGATTCATCCATTGCAAGACTAGCTTTTGCTATTTTTTTTACATAATCTTTATGAGAACGAGTTAAAATTACAAACTCATTTGTAGTGTCAAAATAGTAACTATCCAAAGTGGAAAGTTGCCTTTTTGTATAGGTTCCTGACCATTTTTCGGAATAAACTTTTTTCTCTTTTTCTTTTTTTTATGGTTCAAGATCTT